TGTAACAAATAAAGACAGTGCAAATGTACGCACAATGCTTGCAGATGGCGGCGTTGAAAGCGTTTCAATATCAGGGTCAGGTGTTTTTACAGACGCGGCTTCTGAGGCTACTCTTAGGACTGCATTTGGCGGCTCTGACATTCCAAACTTTGAGGTAATTATTCCAGATTTTGGTACATATCAAGGCAAGTTTGTGGTTACATCGCTTGAGTATGCAGGTGAATATAATGGTGAAGTAACTTATACAGTATCTTTAGAAAGCTCTGGAGCTTCAATCTTTACGACAGCATAAGGAATAGACAATGGCTTGGATTAATACAAATATCGAAATTGACGGTGTTACTTATTCAGGTCATCGTCAAAATATGTTTTTCTCCGCACCTTATGCATCAGGTCTTGAGGTTGGTGACAGCTTCAAGGCCGATGGTGCATCATATGTAGCAGAAGAAGTATCTGATCTACATGGTAGGGGCGAAACGCTTACAATTAAAACAACGGAGGTCAAGAATGACAAACCCAAAGCGCGGCGAATGCCAAATAATTCTAGCGGGAAAAAGCTATAACTGCAAAGTAAATTTAGATAGCATAATGCGTATAGAAACAATGACGCAAAAAAGCTTTCTTAAGATAGCTAATGATTTAGCAAGTGCTGATTTTCAAATGTCACATATGGTATTTATTTTGCAAACAGCACTTAAAGGCGGTGGCAACGATATAAAAGATGCGGCAATGAAACAATTAATTTGGGAAGCTGGAATAACTGATGCAATGCAAGCTGTGTCAGAGATTATGACACAGGTTATAGTTGGCGGTGAAACAAAAGAAGAATTGGGAAACGAAGAAGGGGCGGTCGGAGCTTAGAAAGCATACCTTGGGATAAATGGTTAGAATTAGCATTAGGTAAAATGCAAATATCAGCATCTATATTCTGGGATATGTCATTATACGAATTTATGAGAGCTATAGATGGATTTATAGAATTTAATAGTTCAAGCCAAGATGCGCCCCTACAAAAAGATGAACTAGAAGACCTGATGGAAAGGTATCCAGATTAATGACCCCAGCTGATCAAGTCCAAATAAGAGTAGACGCTGATTTAGGACCATTGAGGCGCGCTTTGCGGCGCGCTAACACTCAGGTTGCAAGAAGTACCGACAAGATGTCACGCGGCTTTAGAAAGGTTAATACAAGCGTTGCTAAATTAACGGCTAAAATGAAAGGTCTAAAAGGCGCGGCGGCGGCTGTAGCTGGTGTTGCTTTGGTAAAGCTTGCACAAAATTCAGTTAAAACATCAGCAAGGTTCGAAGACTTACAGCAGACATTGGATACTGTTTTCGGAAGTATGGAAAGTGGACAAGCGGCTATGGCCTTTGTCATGGAGTTTGCAAAAACAACACCATTCGATGTGGAAACTCTTACAAAAGCAATGATACAGCTTAAAGGTGCTGGCATATCTCCAACAGTCGATTTATTAAATACATTCGGTGACGCGGCTTCTGCTACTACTAACAAAATGCAATCTTTCGAAGCTATGGTAAGAATTGCGACGAGAGCTGTTGGCGGTGGCCTTGGTTTAGAAGAGCTTGAGCAGTTAGTTTCAGCGGGTATACCTGTGTATCAAATTTTGCAAGATGAAATTGGGGTTTTAAGGCAAGACATATCTGAAATGGGTCAAACTGCTGAAGGCGCGGCAAAGATTATGGATGCGCTACAATCAGGTTTGAACAAACGCTTTGGCGGCTCTATGGAGCGGTCTATGGAAAACGTATCAACATCAATTTCAAACTTAAAGATAAACGCAACTGATCTTTTACAAGCAATTGGCGATGGTGTGGGCGGTTATGGACTCGCATGGGCGTTTGGAAATTTCGCTGATATGCTAAGTAGGTTGATCGTAATAATCACACCATTTGCAAGTTTGTTAAGTTCTGCATTGGCAATACCGTTAGGAATTATTATTGGAGTTGTTGATACGGCGGCAAGAGGAATTCTATATCTAGCAAGCGCGGCGGCAAATTTTGTTGACTTTGCTTCACAGATTGTACCAGATCAATTCGAAAAGTTTCATGGTTCGATTGCCTTCATGCGCGCTAGTATGCATGAACTAGAGCGAATGATGAACCAGACCGGTGATTTGCAAGCTGGTGGCGCTGAACCGCCACCTCCAATTGAACCACCTGATGTTTTGGCGACTAAGAAAGTCCTTGAAGGATTAAAAAATGAATATAACGAATTAACTTTAAAAGCTAACGGGTTTAGTGATGCACAGCTAGCGGCAATAAGCTCCGCTGGCTTTATGGATAACATAAGAGCTGGAATGTATGGCGCTCCTAATGGTATTATTGAGACTGATTTAGCGCAAGCAGACTTAATTGATATTATACTACGCGATGTTAAAAAAATCGAAGACTTGCAAAAAGTATTAGATGACGCGCAAACTGCCGAAGATGATCGAACAAAAAGAAAAGAAACGAACGCACAAAAAACAGCTGATGCGTTAGCAATGGTTGAAAGCAAGATACGAGATCAACAACCAGAATATGTAAAGTTAGGCTTAGAAATAGATAAAATAGTTGCACAGCTACCATTTATGGATGGCGCTATGAGACATGCGGCAGTTAATGGCATAGAGTTGATGCGTGATGAAGTTCAGAAACTAGCTTTCGAATTTGAAAGAAGCATTAATCCAGCATTTGACTCACTCGTAAATTCAGCAGTAGCTTTAGGCGATAATATTACAAGCGCATTTAGGAATATGCTTGATGGAACTAAAGTCACAATGGCTGATTTTGAAGACATGATAAAGTCTGCTGTTAAAGATGTTATAGCTCAAATATTTAAATTAGTTGTTATAAATCAAGTGCTTGGCGCAATTTTTCCAGGATTGAACCTTAAAACATCAACATTGCCAGAGATTATGGGATTAGCTGGTGGTGGTTCAGCTCAAAAAGGTAGACCATATTTAGTCGGTGAGCGAGGTCCAGAGCTTATAGTGCCTAATCAAAGTTCTACTGTAATGAATAATATGAACACAAATAAAGCATTGGGCGGCGGTGGCACAGTTGTTAATCAAACAATCAACGTGCAATCTGGCGTAGCTCAAACAGTACGGGCTGAAATGATCTCATTACTGCCTAGATTTAAACAAGACACAATGAATGCTGTAGTTGATGCTAAACGGCGCGGCGGTTCATTCGGTCAAGCATTCGGGTGATTTATGACAATAATAGCAATGCCAACAAGTCCAGCGTTTACCACATCTGATTGGGGAATAAGAAGGGTTGTCGCTGTTTCAGAAAGCCCCTTCACAGGCGCAACACAGGTTCAGAAGTATGCCAAGGCTCAATGGTATGCAACGCTTTCTCTGCCACCAATGAAGCGATCAGATGCTTCACAATGGCAATCTTTCTTTATGCAGTTAGAAGGCAGGGCAAATACATTCTTATTAGGTGACCCAGATGCAAAAACAGTTCTTGGTGGAAATGCACCAACTTCAATTATCGTTACATCAGCCGCAACTATAGGAACTAATCCTATCACAAGCGTTTCTTTGACTATTGGTTCAGGTAGAAAGCTAAATAAAGGAAGCTATTTACAATTTGCAACTGGCGCAAACTCACGTTTGCATATGGTTGTTGAAGATAAAACTGGAAATGGCGCTGTAACCATACAACCACCATTAAAAGATAGTCTTACCACAGGAACAACTGTTACTTTTGCATCAGCGCGTGGTTTATTCCGAATGGACACAAATGAATTAACATGGAATGCCAATGAATTAAGTAATTATGGCATAACCTTTTCCTGTTCGGAGGCGCTATAATGCCTAGAGATATTCCAAGTTCAATTATTACTGCATTAGAAAGTGGGGAATTTTCTCCATTTTATGCAATAGATTTAAATTTCTTCAATGGTTCTGGGAATGTAGCCGCACCATTGTATCTATGGACAGGGGTTGGGGATAAAAGCGCAAATGGAAATACATATACTGGCGCTGGAGATTTGCTTTCAGTAGGAAATCTTGAAGAAGCCGCTGAATTAAAAGCAAGCGGATTAATTCTTAGCCTTTCTGGAGTACCATCTAGTCTTTTGTTAGCGGCTTTATCGCATGAATACTCTGGCAGGGATTGTAAGGTTTATTTTGGTGTGGAGGGAAATTCTAATTTAATTGAAGTATTCACTGGGTATATGGACACAATGACTATTGATGATAGTCCAGAAAGTGCAACAATAACACTAACAGTAGAAAATAGGCTTATAGATTTAGAACGCGTAAACCCTTTTAGATATAATCAAGAAAACCATAAAACTTTATATTCCAATGACACATTTTTTAGTTATGTTTCAGATTTGCAAGATCAATCAGTAGATTGGGGTCCAAGTTAATGCTTTTCCAGCAAGAGTTTTTCTCTGATTGTTACCATGAGGCAAAACAATTATTAAACATGCATTATCAAGAAATTGCTTTAAATAAAGATTTTATAAAACTTAATCCAAACATAGAGCAATATCAAGATGCAGAGAAACACGGAGCTTTAAAAATATTTACTGCACGAGATGACAAAAAAATAGTCGGTTATTTCGCTGTTATAGTTACACCTTCCTTACATTACCAAGATCATCTTTTTGCAAACAGCGATGTTATTTTTTTGCATCCAGATCATAGAAAAGGTTTTACAGCATCTAAATTAATAAAGTTTTCAATAGAATGTCTGGTGCAAGATGGTGTTTCTATGTTATTTATGAATACAAAGATA